TTAAAACACCATTCGTTTTCTATTCTCAACGTTCGAGATGGGAAAAATTTCCCCACTAAAGTATTCCTGACGAAAGTCAGGAGTACTAAAAGGGTACAAACCATCTACAATATAAACAAACTTAATATTGTTGAACTTTCGTCTAGAAGACACGCTACTTATCTTTCGCGCACGTACGCTCGACCGTACGGTTAGTTTATCGTCTTCACGCGGGGACTCCTCGCCATAGAGTCTCTCCTTAAAAGTCATGTGGGTGGCCCACGTATGTCACGCGGCCACTGGCGGTGCTGGGTTGCCAAAATTAACCAGTAATGGTAACCCGGTGAAGAAACCGACTTGAAAGTCCTCACCTGTGCATGTATATAATTCCGTCCATCCTAATCGCGTGCCCGCAAATTGGGATGTGTCCATCCTGACAACCCTCTCAGTTGGGTTCAATTCAAATCCTATAAATCTAGTAGGAAAGAATCGATTCAACGAGTAATATGGAAATTCGGCTTCGACATTCGGTTGGTGCTGGGTGTTTTGCACCTCCTGACATTTATTCTGCCTGCCAGTAGAGTTGTACACCGCACTCATCGATCTAGCCAAATCGTTGATAGTAGTTGTGGTTCCAAAAGTGTAATTAATCACACTCGAAACAGCATCAAACCCTCTCAATACCATAGTACTCGCGTACAAACTGACTTGTGACGATTGTGCATTTGTGACCGTCTTGTATCTAATAGATCCCCTCCATCCCGCGTACGCATATGATATCAATGTCATGCCTGAATTGGCTGCTAAATTGTAATTAATAAACGTAGGTATTGTACCACGCGGTTTGGGTCTGACTGGAAACACAAATGTGGATATTGCATTCAAAGCTGAATTGAGAGGAAAGACATACAATAAAACTGGTCTTTTCCATAAAGCTCTAAAATTCGTTATGCTTTCTCCTGCGAACACCTTCAACATCTGGTCACTGGGCTTATCTCCTCCAGCAGTATATTCTGCATCAGTGTCATTCGGCATCTGGCAATCCTCAGCGCAATCGGTCATCTCACCCATTTGAGTCGTTAGATTCCGGAAAATGGCATCTTCGTAAACTCTTTCGGGAGCCATCACTTTGAAATCATCCTTAAACGACCCATATAAATTAATCTCTATGGGTTGTGTAGTTGCACTTGGGACAGTTAATTCGTTTAAAACGTATATACCGATCTGTCCATTCGCCACGGGGCTAGTGCCAGTCACATCGAAACCGGGATCTGACGTTTGTGTTGGCCATGCTTGCAACGAATTGAGGAAAGTCCTGGATTGAGACCACGGGATCTCTATCACCAACTCTTTCGTGTCTGATATATCCATAATATAAGTGTGCTGGATATTGGACTCCGGCGCAGCATCGACATTATTCGGGTCATACACTATCTGCAATCTCCCTTTGTGGAACGTGGAACACACCACCTCTATCTTTAAGACAAACGTACCAGTCCAATATGCAAAATCGAACGTAGGTAGCGCGTAAGAAGGGTAAGCAGATGCAATTAATGTCCCATGTCCTATTCGATGAAAAGGCCACACTCTCAAACTAGTAAGCTTAACTCCTGTTAATTGAGTGGAATTCCATTGTACACTCCGCAAGTAGTTGGATATGCCAGCAAGATAAGTAAAAGAAGTTTCATCTTTGCCTGCTAAACCCATAACTCTCGTATCAACCGTCACCTCATTCTTCGAATCTAATGCCAATTTCGTACTGTTGTCAACAACGTCATAATTTGCTAAGTTCCCAATGTGTCGAGGAGCCATTTTCATGGGCTGCTCAACGGTCAAAGGTCTGCTGTATCCCAGACTCTTAGCTATGTTCGATGCTACTCCCGCACTATTTGACACTGCCATCGCAAAAGGAGATAAAGATCCCAGATATGGTGATATCATATTGGCCGCGTTGGCTAAAACACTAGCGGGCCTCGAAATAATATCCTTCTCCGAGTACTCACCCACCTGTGCTACCAATCCTGGTGCCGGTGTCAATGTTGGACTATCCAGTGTGACTTCTGACA